AAAGTGTTGAAAAAGCAAATAAAGGCCGTCCGGCGAGCGAAACCGAAAAGTTACGTCATGCTCTTAGCACGGCGCACCGCGCCTACCGCATGACCTTTTAAATTAAATTGCAAAAAACTATTGACAAATCCAAAAAAGTGTAGTATAATATAATCAAAGAAAGGAAGGTAAAAAAAATGAGGAAACCAAGACTGAGCGAAAACACCATAGCAAAACTCGAAATCTACGGACAAGCAGAATGCGGCAAAAACTACTACGAACTGAAAGACTACATCGACACAGAAGGAAAATATTATACAGTGCTTGAATGGACAGACCTTAGAACCTGGGATACAAAACAATACGATTGGGGAAAATACACAAAAGAGGCTTGACAAGCCTCTTTTTTTTATATATACTGAAGGCAGTTAAACAGCACAAAAGTGCTTTTTTACAAAACAGTTTATACAAAATAATTTTTTAGGAGGTGTTTGCTCTGACTCTCAAGGAAATTAACGCGCTGTTTAACAACATCCGCAAAATTTTGGCCATGCTGGACAAGATTTACCACGCAATAGAGGGCAATAACAAACCCGAGGAGTAAACAAAATGAAAACATGGAACATACGAGACGAGACCGATACGAACCTCATGAAGGAATTGACCAAGCTTTACAGGGAGATAGACGACGCGTACAAACTGCTGCAACAGGCCGCAAAGTACGAAGACGCAAAACATTACCTTAACATGGCATTCGACAAAAAAGCAAAAGCTAAAGAAATAGAGGACGAAATCCTAGGAAGGGAAATCAACCATGGGAAAGAGAAGTAAAGTTCGCAAATCCAAAGACGCAAAAATCTACAACAAAACCGCAAAAAAAACCAAGGCAATCAACCTTGGCAGCGGAGCAATGCGAGGGGGTATCCGACTGTGAGCACCAATGTATACGGCATCTACGACAACTGCGTAATGGGCTACATCACCATTTTTACCGAGCGCGAAGACAAGGTAGCCGAGCGTAATTTTAAAATTGCGCTCACAGACGAACACAACATCATGAGCAAAACGCCGAGCGACTACCGGCTTGTGAGACTCGCAAAGTTCGACGAACACAACGGAACTTTCGAAGAAGCAAAGGAGAACATCTACGATGGCATATCGCTCAGTAAGTAATTTCAGAAAAACCGCAACAGCAAAGCCGACCGAGGCCGGGGAAAGCGTAAGACGCACATACCTCTGGGAGCGCAACGAAAAGGGCGAAAAAGTGCTAAAACTCGACCAGACGATTGACCAGCAAGCTGAAATCGACTCCTACTTAGAGGAAACCAAGTTAGAAAACATCATCCGGCGAGCATCCATAGACCCAAAAATTGCAGAACGAATCGCGCCAGACTTGGGCGGCGGCATCCAAGATTTTACCGAAATGCCGCAAACGCTAGCTGAACTGCAAAACATCAGAATACGAGCAGAACAGATTTGGGGCGAAGTACCCAAAGAAATTAAATTAAAATTTAATAACGATGTCGATAATTTTATTGCATCATTCGGAACGGAAGAATGGGCTAAAAATCTGGGCATCTACAAAGAAAAACAGGTTAATAGCAAAAAAACCGAGGCAACAGAAGCAGCGGAGGCCAAAGAATGAACAGAAACAAAGATGCAGGATTTAACCAAGTCCCGCGACTGGACATCACGAGAAGCCGCTTTAAAAGGCGGCAGGACATCAAGCTAACAATGAACGCAGGACAGCTTATCCCGTTTTACGTCGATGAGGTGTTGCCGGGCGATACTTTTAGCATCGACCAAGCAGCCATAATCCGGATGACAACGCCTATCTTCCCGGTCATGGACAACTGTTACATGGACATCTATTACTTTTTTGCGCCAAATCGTATCCTCTGGAAAAACTGGAAGCGATTTATGGGCGAAAACGACACCGGGCCATGGGCGCAAACACAAGAATACACAATTCCACAAATAAAAATCGAAAAAACGTCACAAGGGCCAACGGCAGAACCATTCGAAGGAAGCATACTCGACTATATGGGCGTACCGACCAAAGTATGCAAAAACAAAGAAACAGCGTTTACTGTAAACGCGCTGCCAATCAGAGCATACGTAATGATATGGCAAGAATGGTTTAGAGACCAAAACCTGGACAATCCGGCAATCAACGAAGACGGAGATACAACGCACAGCTACTACGACAATCCGGATTTCGGAATGGACGGGAAAAAAACAGACGTTGAATATATCCTAAAAAACGCATTCAGAGGCGCAAGGCCATTACCAGTCAACAAATTCCACGACTACTTTACAAGCGCACTGCCAAGCCCGCAAAAAGCAGGAACGCCGGTAACAATCCCGTTGGCCGGGAAAGCCCCGGTATACGGATATGAGTACAACAGTGACACAAAAACGCCGGGAAAGTTAAATTTTGTAACACACCTCGGACAAAACTCAACCATCGAAAACACCGACGACGGACGGTTGGAGATTAACGCATACAAGATAGAAGACGGCACATACGCATACGAGAGTATGAACCTGTACACGGACATGAGCCAAGTAAATGCAACAACCATCAACCAACTCCGACAGGCATTTCAAGTACAAAAATACTACGAAGAACTAGCACGCGGCGGCAGCAGATACCGTGAGATGATTTATTCGCTGTTCCATACCAAAATCAGCGATAAAACGGTACAAATCCCGGAGTATCTGGGCGGTACACGTATCACCATCAACATGAGCCAGGTCATCCAGACCAGCGGCACAACTACTGAGAGTCCGCAGGGCAACACAGCAGCAGTGAGCGTAACGCCGTACAACGGCAGCATGTTCACAAAGAGCTTCGAAGAACACGGCTATGTTATCGGTGTATGTTGCATCCGACATGACCATACTTACCAGCAGGGGCTCGAACGGATGTGGAGTCGTAAAACCAATCTGGATTTCTATTACCCTGTCTTTGCAAATCTGGGTGAACAAGCAATCCTCAAAAAAGAAATCTACCTAACCGGCACGGAAACCGACGAACAGGCATTCGGGTACCAAGAGGCATGGGCAGAATACCGCATGAAGCCAAACAGAATCAGCGGAAAATTCCGCAGCAACGCAGAAGGAACGTTGGACAGTTGGCACTACGGCGACAACTACGCAGAGACACCAAGCTTGAGTCAAGCATGGATGAAAGAAGGAGATTCAGAAATCCAGAGAACTCTCGCGGTAGACAACGAACCGCAATTTATCATGGATACAATCATAGACAACACCAGCGTCAGACCGATGCCGATGTACAGCATTCCGGGACTCGCAGACCATCACTAAGAATTAGCAAAATAAACAAAAAAAAAAAAGGTTTTTTGTGACTAACCTTGCTGAAGAAAAGAAAGGGGGAAGCCCGGGGCAAAACCCCGGGCATATTTTTATGGGATTTTTAGGAACGTTAGGGCTGGGACTCCTCAAAACAATAGCGCCAAGCTTAATAGGAGCAGCAGCAAATAAACTGTTTGGCACAAGTGCGAGCTACGGACAGCAAGGACAAGCAAACAGTCAAAGCAGCGGATCAAGCTGGTCACAAGGCTCAAGCGACAGCGCAAGTTTCAGCAACAGCGGCACAAACGACGCCGTAAACCAAAGCATTGCGGCACTAGCAAACCAGCTAAGTCAAAGCAGTATGGCCGGACAACAAAAATACAATCGCAACTCTATGCTCATGCAAATGGGATACAACACCTTGGGAGCAATCCAACAAGGCGTATACAATCACATCGAGCAGCAAACGGCCATGAACTACAATTCAGCGGAAGCAGCCGCGAACAGAGCTTGGCAAGAGCGAATGAGTAACACAGCATACCAAAGAGCCGTCGAAGATATGCGAAAAGCAGGTATCAACCCTATCTTAGCATACACGCAAGGCGGCGCAAGCACTCCAAGCGGAGCACAGGGAACAATCGGGAGTGCAAGTATGGGCATGGCATCCAGCAGCGCACTGGGAGCAACAGCATTACCGGGCATCAAGCAAGATGGAAGTTGGAGCAGTCATAGCGAAGCATGGAGCCACGCAGAAAACGCAGCACAGAGCATCCAGCAAGCTATCATGTCGAGCAGCTCAAGTCCAGTAAGACTCAAAGGGGACATGGAGGAAATAGCCGAAACAGCGGCAGAAAACGCGGCCAAGCTAAAAGAAAAATTCGCAGCATTACCCGTAGCAGACAAAGCAAAAAATGAACTAGCGAATAGACTCGAAAGTGCAAGAAGACACTTGCCCACAGGGTATATGAGCATAAATCCGAGAGGTAAATAAATGGGATGCAATAAACCATTAATCCGGTTTTATGTACCTCATGACAGAGAGGCGAGTGGGCGAGTGTACTCACTCGCCTCTTTTAACGAGATACATAAAACAAATCTTAGGTACGAAGACCTAATGTATAGAAAAGATGTAATGTTAATACCATGCGGACAATGTACCGGATGCAGACTACGCAAGCGCAAAGACTGGTCAACGCGAATGGAACTAGAAGCATACGGACACAAAAAAGAAACCATATGGTTTATTACACTGACTTACGATGATGACCATGTACCAACGCAGGACACAGAAACAGGTGAAATCTATAAAGGCGGCATAAACATCTGGAAAGGCACCTCAGAGCGTCCAAGAACGGCGCAAACACTGAGTGTAGAGGATACCCAACTATTCATAAAAAGGCTCAGAAAGACCGTCAGAGAGCCTCTGAGATACTTTTTAGCGGGAGAGTACGGAGACAACACAGCAAGACCACACTACCACATGATACTATACGGATGGCATCCAGACGACTTAAAACCAATCCACAAATTGTCAAGACACGGTCATTATACAAGCGATAAGCTAGTAAAAATCTGGGGACAGGGTACGGTTGACATAGCGCAAGCGACACCAGAAACATATAATTATGTTGCAGGGTATGTAACCAAAAAGCTGTACGGCAACGACAAAGAGCGTTACCAAAAAATGGGTTTAATACCACCATTTTGCACCATGAGCCGTAAGCCGGGACTCGGAGACAAGTGGTTTGAGGACAACCAAGAACGACTCTGGCAGCAGGGATACATACAGCTTACCAACGGCAAAAGAGCAGCCATACCAGAATACTATTGGAGAAAACTGGAAGCTGAAAATCCTAAAAAAGCGTGGAGAATCAAGAAGTATCGGCAGGAAAAAGCTATAGCGTCCTTAATCGAAAGAAACGCGGAAACCGATAAACCATACGCAGAACAGTTAAAAGACAAAGAAACATCCATGTCGAAGAAAATGAGCAAAGCCAAAGGTGTATTTTGACACTTTGGTGTCACTCAGCCAAGTAACTATCAAGTAAGCTACTTGGCTGAGTGTTTTATTGAGTCATTAAATGCACACGCACGCGCACGTAATCGCGCACGCGCACGTGCATTATAATATTATTT